TCCTTTTACTTCTCCAACTGCTGATAGATAAGCTTCAAACTTATCAGTTCCCCTACCCATAGCTTCTAATAATTCTTTGCGTCTTTCTTCTATTTGGGTGGATAGAAGCATAAGCGTTTCTTTCTCTGCCATTTTTTATTCCTTTTTATTTAGTTTAGTTTCATCCTTAAGTTTAGTTTCTTTTACCTGAGTTTCGTCTTTTAACTTTTGCACGTGTGCTTGAGTTTCATTACGTAACCTAGATTCCTTTTCTCGAAGGTCTATGTCTTTATTTTTTTGGACAACATCAACGCCCATTTTAGCTCCTTCAAGTAATTCTTTTGCTTTAATTTGTTTATCATCAGTAACTGCTTTAGCTCCTAGTTGAGCTCCTGCAATTTGTTCATTAGATTCAATTCTAGCTTTTTCTAAAATCATATCTCGTTGAACATTAGTTGATAATTTTTCTTGCTCTAACATTAATTTAGCTTTATCAAGTTCAATGTCAGCTTGTGTTTTTTGAACTTTCATTCTTAGTTCTTCTTGTTGCATTTGAATCAATGGATCTTCTTGTAGTTTTTGTGCTTGTCTTTGAGATGCGTCAGCTTGATTTTGTTGTAACAATTTTTGTGCTGCGTCAGCTGAAAGTCTAGCTACTTGATTCTGAATATTTTCTGGCATTACTTCGCCTTCTTCTGGAAGTGGAACACCTAATTGTTTTTCAATTTCTAGTCGGTATTGGAAAGCTAAATGTTCTGCTAAATGAGCTTCCATCGCTGCCTGCATTTGAGGAGCTTTTGGATTTTGTCCTACCATTTCACGCACTAGCGGGTCATCTCTGAATGTTCTGTGTACTTCAAGATGAGCTTTGTGGTCTTGAAATAAAAATGCTTTAACAGGGCTACTATTAATCATGTTCATATTTTCAGAAACTGGGTCTAAAGGTTTAGCATCGTCGTCAGTAGGAATAAGTTTGCCAATATTTTTAACGCCTAATACTTCAAGCATTTGTTTATTAAGTTCTTTTAAGTCATAAATATCAGGGTTTTGTTGTGCCATTTGCATAACTGCTTGATACTGTACAACTTTCTGTGCCATGGTTGCAGCATTTGGATCAGCTACAGGAATAAGTTGGACTTTATTGTAGTCTTCTTGTTTAGCACCAGGTGTTCCTGTTGCAGGGTCGTATACATAATTAGGGTCTGTATAATCCCGTATTAAAATTTTAAGTAAATCAAACTCTTTTTTCATTGAGTAATAGATACGAGCATTAACTGCTGACATCACTTTCAATGTTCGCTCGAGTATAGCAAGTGTAGAACCTACAGGAGAATTAGCTGACATATCCGATACTTTCATATCTGCAGCAGAAGCAAAGCGTCTACCTTCATCAATAATTTTATCCATCAAAGCAGCAAGCACTTGACTTGGTTCTTTATACGGAAGTGGTAATAAGTTATCACGCAGTGTGCCAGCCGGCGCGTCTACATCTCTCCACTCTGCTGGACCAATTGGTGTATCATCACCTTTAATACGTAAGCCTCTAGATTTAAAACCGCCTGGAAGATTTGATAATGTACCTGCGTCAACTAATTGTCTTAATAACATTGTTCCTGATTTGGAAAAGCCTCCAATCAAATGAATCAAACCAAAACAATAAAAACCAAATCCTGGAATATAGCCATAATGAACAAAGTGTTCACGGCGTTTTTGTTGACTATCTTCTTGTTTCCAATTACGACGAATAGCTAATACTTCTTGTGTGCCCTTATCGATCGTAACTATATAAGGTAATGCTATTCCAGTTTTGCCATCTTTATCTTCGTCTTCGTAACCTTCTAAATCAAGGTTGACGTTCATCTCTAATATTTTATAACGGTCATCATTAGTAGCATCAAAACCCATTTGCTCTACAATT